GGTCGGTGGCACGCCTACGGTCGCAACTGCTGTAGACATGCAGATCCGTTACGTTGCGGATCCGGCGTAGGTCATGCCAACGTCCACCATCGTTACTACGGCTGGTTCGGCACTCGCCAACGCGTATTGCGATGTGACGTTTGCCGACCAGTTTCATCTCGATCGTCCCACGATCGGTTCGACGTGGGCTGCTCAGGCCATAGACCAGAAGACCGCTGCCATTCTCTGGGCTACGCTTCTCTTGGACCGTCTGTGGGTGTGGACCGGCTACCCCACAGACGCCATCCAAGCATTACTCTGGCCAAGAGGTGCCATGCTGAAACGGAACGGATGGGAATACGTAGACATCCACATCGTTCCCGTTGAAATTCAGCAAGCCACGGCAGAGTACGCTCGTCAACTCTTGGTATCGGATCGCACCGCCGATTCATCGGTGCAAACACAGGGCATCACGCACGTCAGAGCCGGTCCTGTCGAAGTAGACTTCAAGGATTCGGTGTTCGCAAAAGCCGTGCCTGATTCCGTGTACTACCTGGTACCACCAGAGTGGGGCTATCCGATCACTCGCGCAACCGGAGTACGAGATCTCCTGAGGGCATAAATGTCACAACGCTATGAACTCGCTGTTCGGACATCGAACGTCACGTCCGCTCAAGCATTGTTGGAGATCATCGCTCCGACAGTGATTTCCGGTGTGAAGGGTGTTCGGATACTGAACTTCAACATTACGGTCGCGTCGGCCGTGACAGGGGTGTTCGGTACTGGTCGTCCTGCTGTCGCGGGAATTACTCCCACTACTCCGGTCTCGTTTTTATCGGTAGAGAACGGAGAACCGTCGCTCACAAAGGTCGCATTGGCATGGGGTACCTCACCCACCGCTCCTGCGGCTTTCTTCCATCGAGTATCTGTACCGGCAACCATCAGTGCTATTCGAGATATCCTACCTCTCATTTTGGGAGGACTGGACCGTGGTGTCGGTATCTGGATTCCTGCTGGACAAACGTTCACGCTGCACAACATCACCGGCGGTCCTACTCTCGACGTGTCGATGGACATCCTGGAGTAAGTCATGATGGGACTTCTCGATGATGTCGTCGCGATCGCTGATTCCATCACAAATGATTTGGGAATGCAGGCGATCGTGAGTCACGAGTCCGTCATCAGTATTGATGGTGCCGGCAATCGTTCCTTTGCTGCGGCAGTGGCCCGTCGTGCAGTGGTGGTGAAGAAACAGAAGTTGGTGAAGACCTCCACTGGAGAAATGGTAATGTCGCAAGCCTACATTGCCTTACTCAATTCTACTGTCGTGAACTTGCAGGACCGTTTTACACTACCGGACGGAACCACCGGTCCAATTCTCAACACCGAAGGTTTTGTCTCGAACGTCAATCCGATTCTTACAGAGGTCTATCTCGGCTGATGGCTGGTAGCTCGATTTACTCTGACATTCTCAAGAACATAGCCGACATGAAGAAACTCGCTGCTCATGCACCGGGTGAGATCGGTCGTGCCTTAAAGGAAGTCGCAGATGAACTCGTTCCAGAGTGTAAGGCCGTGACACCGGTCGCTGACCGTACCTACGGAAATAATCCACCCGGAACGCTACGTGACGAGATTCATTCTGAAGGACCAATCCAGGACGGCAAGACGATCATTGTGAAAATCAAGACCGGACCGAAGTCGGCAACCTATGCTGCGGTGCAGCACGAGGATCTCGATTTCTTTCACTCTGTCGGTGAAGCGAAGTATATCGAACGGCCGTTGGGGAAAGCTTCTCGGTTCATTAAAGATCGTGTAGCGAGAAAAATCCAAATGGGTAAGGCGTTATGAGTGCATCCACCGTCTATCCGGACTTGCTGTTGCTTCTCACACAGGGAGGATATGGTACGTTCGGTACGACACTCTTCAGGGGACCGCGAGCCGTCATTCCGGACGCGCTACCGGTTGGTGCTCGTGCGTTCATTACTCTCATTAGAACGGGAGGACTAGGTGACGAGGGTACGCATAACTTGTCACGCACTACCATTGCCTACGAACGACCATCCGTTCAGGTGACCACCAGAGCGGAGCACCCGCAGGACGCAGAAGACGTCGCATTCGAGTTATATGAAGTCACCTTCAACTTCTACGATCAGTTCATTAACGGTACGTGGTGGCGAAAGTGCGCACCGAAGCAGGAACCGTTCGAACTACCCGTTGATGAAAAAGGTCGAGCGCGATACGTCTTCAATCTCGAGATCGTCAAGCGCCTATCATCGGCAACCAGTTAAGGAGATCTCAACATGGCCGCAACCGTTACGTCAACACTTGTCGTTCGATTTCAATCCATCTTGGCCAACACGCTCGGTCTTGCGTCTGGTCAGGCTGCTCTCGAGACTGGCATCAACGTTTCCGTCCCTAGCGGAACCGGTGCCGGTCAGGCTGATCGTATCTTCACGGATGCAGGAAAGTCAATCGCTGCTGCATTCGACTATGACTTGAGTGGGTCACTGCTCGACGCTTTCGGTGCCGCGTTCGTCTTGGCACGAGTCAAAGCCATTCTCGTCATCGCAGCGGCAGCCAACAGCGGCAACGTCATTATGGGCAATGACGCGGCCTCTGTTCTTCTCGGTTTCGGTGCCATTGCTCATACGTGGGCCATCAAACCGGGTGGTGTGTTCTTCGTGTACTCACCGGATGCGGCCGGGTGGCCGGTGACGGCAGCGACCGCCGACATCCTGCAGTTCACTCCGTCGGCCGGTACGCAGGTGTTCGATCTCGCGATCCTCGGAACCAGCGTCTAGAACTCATCGACCCGTAGCAAGATTTCAAAGGAGACACGAGTATGTCGAATGCAGTGACAGCGACTGGCATCCTGATCAAGCGAGCACCGTTCGCTACGCCAACGGCGTTCGTTACGATCGGTGAACTTACTGAGCTCGATCCCGGCGGAATGATGCGCAACAAGATCGAGACCTCAACCCACAACGATGGGTCGGAGTCTCACGTGTTGGGCATCTTGCGCCAGAACGATCCCACGATGAAGATCAACTACGTGGCATCGGATGCGACGCACATCACCATCCTCGCGGACATCACGAACAACGTGAAGAACGCGTGGCAGATTCTATTTCCATCCGGCAAGACGCGAACCGGATTCGCGTACGTGCAACAGTTCAAGTTTGATCCGGCACCGGTGGATTCCAAGCAAGGTGCGACACTGGCGTTGACCTGGTCTTCAACTGTGGCAGAAGCGTAGACTCCTCGGACATCTTCGAGGAAATGGAGCACAATCACTTTTTACTGTGAGGTAGAAGTCATGAGCGTATTACTTTCGGCCGATCAGATTGACGCAGCAGACGATCTCGCGTACGTTGATGAGTCCGTTCCGGAATGGAAGGATGCTGAGGGGAAGCCGGGCGTGGTCCGGCTTCGCCAAATGCCGGCAAACGACGGCATGGAACTCTCTGCCGAGATGGATATTCAAGCAAACGTCCGTGACGGTATGTACGTCATTCTCGTATACTGCGCCGTAGACGAGAACAACAATCGTCTCTACCCGACGCCGCCACGCACCGATCCAACCTACAACGATATCATGCAAGGTCACATTACTAAACTGAAGCGGAAGAGTATGTTTGTGCTTAACCGACTTCAGAAAACCTGTTTGAAGTTGAACGGCATGTCGAAAGATGGCGGGGTGGCCTTAAAAAAGGATTAGTGCGAGGCGGTGATCGCCGCTTCGCATTTCGACTCGCGTGTCGGCTCGGCTTTCCAAACGTGAATCAGATGTTGCGTACGATGTCGTGGCATATGTTTCAGGAATGGAAAGCCTTCGAAGACCTGGAACCATTCGAAGACTACCGTGCGGATATGAATGCCGCACACATTGTTCAAGTACTAGTTAGAGACGGACGGAAGCTGAAAGACTTCATACTACCGTTCGGTGATCTCACTATTCCAACGGCACCGAAACAGACGTTGGAGTATCAAGAAGCAATGATCGATGCGTGGATCTTCGGTAGCAATGCGGCCATTGCTGCTAAGGAAAAGGGAATCCGCTGATGGCTATCGATCTTGAAGCAATTCAAGGTGTAATAAAACTCAAAGACGAATACACCGAGACGCTCGAGACCGTCCAGAAGAATCTCGAGAAGTTCGGCGGTGAACACACGTCGTGGGTAACGAATCTGGTTTCCGGTGAAGCATTGGTAGCAACGGCCTTCGTTGCTGCCGGTGCTGTGATCGGAGCCGAACTCATTGCCCTGGGTAACGAGTCTCAGGAAGTTGGTCAGCAGTTCGGACGGATGGCCACGCAGTTCAACATCCCCGTTGAGGCCATCGACAACTTGGACTTCGCGATATCCGCAGCGGGAGGTACGCTCGAAACCTTCGGTAATTCGTTGTTCATGTTTCAGAAACGTCTTGAAGACAACGCTGATGCAGTGGACAAGGGACTCAACAAGCTGGGACTCTCAGTTGCTGAGCTCAAACAACTTCGACCAGACGAGCAGCTGCTGAAAGTTAGCGACGCATTTCGAAGTGCCGGAACAGAGGTGAACAAGAGCGCGGTGGCCTTCGAGATCTTTGGCCGTCAAGGTCGGGAGATCCTACCGACACTGCTCAAACCGTTGACGGACCTTTCCGAAGAAAGTGAAAAGCTCGGTCATCTCTGGAGTGATGCAGAAGTCGCGGCGGCAAAGGCGTTCGGTGCAGAGGTTCGGCATTCGGCGACGCTTACAAAGGAAGCCTGGGAAGATGTCGGTCGAACCGTGGCACCATTGACCAATGAGCTCACGTTGGCATGGGATCGATTGAAGCTGGCATCTGCGAATGTGGCGCTCGCGGCGGTTGAACTGATATCGTTGAAACCCATTGCTGACTATCTCGGCAATGATGCGTTGGAAGCCGAAACTGCTGCCGCAAAACTTGACACCGTAAACAAAGCGTTGGAAGCCGGTGCTCCGGCCGGAATTAAGTACGGTGAGGCAGTAAAATTCCTCAACGAGCATTTCTCTCAGTCCGGAGAAGTGATTGATCGAGCAGCGGTAAAGCTCGACGAGCTCCGCAACCAAGCGTACATACCGCTGACAGCCGTCCAGGAACAGGAGATCCTCGAACTGAATAAGTTCGGGCAGTCGATGAAGGACATCGCTGAACTTACCGGGACCAATGTGGTGGCGGTAAAGACACTCATCGATGCGCACAAGGAGCAGGAAGCCGCAATCAAGAAGACCGCTGAAGCTGCCAAAGAGTGGCAGAAGATCATGGACGATCTGAACTCCGTTGGAAGGACTCACAAGGAGACGTTGGATAGTGTCAGCGGTACCGTTGTGGAAGCCGTAAAGTTTTATTTGCAGGCCGGCATCTCTCAGCAGGAACTGGCGAAGGCGTACGGTTTGACCAATGCGCAAGTAAAAGAAATCGATGGATCCCTGAAGGAAGAAACCGAGTCTACGAAGAAAGCGCAGAAGGCCGCTGAGGACTGGGCTAAGGTCTTGACGGCCGTGGCTTCAGGATCGATGACCTTCCAGCAACAAATAGATTCCATTGACGGGAGTATTGTGTCCTGGGCTGAGCATCTGTTGCAGTCCGGCGTCTCAGCCAGAGACGTGGCCGCGTACTATGGTCTCACGGACGACCAGGTGAAAGCCTTAGAACAGGATCTCCATGCCGCAGCAAATGCAACGGCTCAACTGGCCGGCGCAAATGCCGCCAGTGCAAACGCGGTGAATGCGAATGCCAATGCAGTAAAGAAACTGTCATCTGAATTGGGTTCGCTAGCGAAAGCGTCTTCCGCTTCGTTCGATGTTAACAAGACCAACCTTGGTTCGACGGCCGCAAGCTTCGGACTCAATCAAGGAGATGTAACGGCGTGGGCGAAACTCGGGTATTCGTTTTCACAGATTCTCCAGTTCGCGAAGCAAGGTCCACCACCACCCGGCACGCCCACCGGTCCGGGTCCGAAGATTCCAGGATTCGCTGAAGGTGGTTTGGTTATGGTTGGTGAGAATGGACCAGAGCCGGTACGGCTACCATTTGGTTCATCAGTGTATCCATCCGGTACACCGCTCTCGGCAACCGGTGGCGCATCACGTTCACAGGTCAACAACATCTACATCAACGATACCCTTCGCAGTGCCGCTACGAAAGTCGGTGACGAAATTCTTCGAAAGACCGGTGCACTCTTCGGGTCGAACTGATCATGGCTTTCAATTGGACAAAACCCGCTACTGACTCAGCGGCCGGTACACCCACCTACAACAAGTGTATCTTCGCCGGAGGATCCATCAATCTGTTCGTCCTTGTAGAATCCCGTACCGGTGCAGACTTGAAACGCGTACTGACGTCTCCGGACGCGATTACATGGACAATGCGAAGTACGCCTGAGGCAAACTCCTGGTTGAGCGTAGCTTTCAACGGCACCACACTTGTGGCAGTATCAAGTTCGACCGCGGCGGTCAATCAGGTAATGACTTCTGTGGACGGTATCAGTTGGACCGGTCGAGTGGCTTCAGAAGCGAATGCGTGGCAAGATGTCACGTGGATCGGTGGATCCATCAATCTGTTTGTAGCGGTCTCGCAAGGCGGTACGCATCGTGCGATGACGTCGCCAGACGGGATCACGTGGACCAACCAGACGACACCGGTGACCTTAAAGACTTGGGGCGGGATCGCTACGAACGGTACGACTCAACTCGTGGCGTCCGCCGGTACGAACAGTACCCAGAGCATCATGACGTCGCCTGATGGCGTGACCTGGACGTTGCAAACCACGCCGATCTCGTTGGGATTCCAGAACCGAGGGATTGCGTATTCATCTACGCTCGGTATGTTTGTGGCGGTATCGCAAACCGGTACTGGGCACGTGGTGCGTTCAACGGACGGTGGAGTGACATGGACCGATTGGGGTACTCCTCCAACGGGATGGACACTCACAACCATTCGAATGATCGCGTACTCTCCTGAGCTCACGAAATTCGTATTGGTTCACTCCTCTACGGATGCGAAGGTTGCGCTGTCTACAGACGCCGATGTGTGGACGACAGAGTTGATGGACAACGGTGTCGATGACTTCTTCCGTCCATGGATCGGTGTCGGTTATTCTCCATCGTTGACGAAGTTCGTCATCTTCGAATCGAGTCCTAGTCCTGATACCGTTGCGGTAGCCGGAGGAGCGGCCGTTGCCCCGAGTGTCGATCTCATCACACCGAACAGCGGAACCATTCGCGGTGGAACAGCGGTCAGTATCGATGGTCACGGTTTTACGGCCGGAGATCGCGTTTTCTTCGGCGCAAAGGAAGCGACGAGCGTTGTTGTCAATAGTGCAACCAACATTACGTGCGTGAGTCCGAAAGGGAACGCACTCGGTACGATTCAAGTTATCGTCAGAGGACCGAATGTCTAAGGGTGCGACATATAAAAACGATCTCTTACTGTTGATCTTCAACTCGATCACACTCTCAGATCTTGCGCGTCAGGCTTTGTCCGGGATCGTGAATCTTACTGTGGCACTGCACACCGGAGATCCAGCATCCAGTCAGGCAACAAACGAGATCGCCTACACCGGCTACGCACGGCAGTTGGTTTCGAGAACCGCTGCCGGATGGACCGTGACCGCAGGTTCGGTCAGTCCTACAACACCGATTAGTTTTCCGCGTATGACCGGGGGTGCAGGAGGATCTGTTACCTTCTGGTCGGTCGGTACCGGTACCGGAAATTATCTCATATACAAAGGAGCGGTGGCACCGGCCATTGCCGTAGTCGTGGACGTTATTCCCGTCATCGGTTCAGGTAGTACAATCACGGAGGCTTAGATGAATCGAGTTCCGACCTGGAGAGAAATTCTTGTCACCGCACAAGGTGACGGTACCGCACACACGACGGCTGCACGCGTTTCCATTCTTCCCGTACAAGCGAAGGGCGTTCTGGATCCTGGTTTCTTTCAGTACGCTGGACGCATGTTACGTGTCTGGGCTGCAGGACGCATCTCCACCGTCATCACCACACCAGGGACCGCACGATTTGATATCGATTTCGGTGGGACGGTGGTGTTCGACAGTCAAGCCGTCCTGTTGGACGCGGTCACGGCTCACGTGAACATGCCGTGGGAACTCGAGATCACGCTCACGTGTCGAGCCGTTGGTACCAACGCCAATCTGATGGGCGTCGGCAAGTTCATTTCGGAAGTGGTCAAGGGTTCCGGTGTGATGCCGTTGGGATCATTGGTCGGCATGTTGCCTTGGAATCAAGCACCGGCCGTCGGTGCAAACTTCTCTTCAGTGGTATCGCAAACGGTAGATCTCTTCTTCACTCAAGTGGTGGCAACGCACTCTCTGACACTGCATCAGTACTGTCTGGAAGCATTGAACTAACATGCCCATCGCCATCGGCGGTCCCTATAGTCTTCCTCGCCCGTCCGGATCCGGTATCTCCAACATAGTTGAAGGTATTGGATCCAGTACGAACACGAGTGGAGGGTCGGCGATAGGTCAGGCCAGTGCCTTCATTGGTGGACTGCCGTTTACCTATACGCCGAGTCCGCTTAGTGTGTGGGCACAACGCGTACATCGCGAGCTCGGACGCGCGTTGTCGATTGATGACTCACTCGGCCAGGTGATTGCAGCGACCTTCGCAACTAGTTTTACGACACCAGCCGTTGGTATGCAGATCAACTTGGACTTCGGAGCCGGCGATATTTTTTCCGGCGTCCTACTGACGGTTGAAGCCACGAAGAAGGGAGACTCAGACGAACTGTTTTATTTGGTCACTGCTGGTGACTATCAGTACATGTTCAATCGTCGTCGTCCGATCGGCGGTTTTCATAACGTATCGGCAACAACTGTAGCCACGTCTCTCATCACGAACTATACTAACGGTTTCACATCCACGGGAATACAAGCGGGACTGCCGAAGGTTACAATCGAATTCGATGGATCCAAAAGCATGTCACAATGCTTCGAGGATCTTGCACTCCAGATTAACGGTAGCTTCCGGCTCAATGTGCGAGATGTTCGACTCTATGTGTACGACTTGGACGAAGCACCAGACGAACTCAACGACACTAATACCAACCTCCTGCGTGAACCGAACTTTCAATGGACCGAGGATACGCGTCAACTACGGAATCGAGTTTTTGTCAAAGGCAGCGGCACCACAGTAGCAGCCAATGTTCCAATCGGCTCGACGACGATTCCTCTCACCGATGTCAATCTACTTCCAGGATCGGGCACCGCATACGTCGCTGGTCAGCTGGTAAACTACAGCGGCTTCTTCGGTGCACGTGTGGTCGAGAATACCAAGACCTATCCTAAGCCCACCATTCCGCCGACCGTGTCACAAGGTGGGGGTGGCGGGTCATACCCGGCCGGGAATTATTGGGTAGCGTACTCGAACGTGTATCCAGACGGTCATGAGACCACAGTGGGTCCACGTGCACTCGTGACACTCGACGGTACGCACCTACTGCATCTTTCAAATCTTCAAGTGTTCGGTGTACCGAGGAATGTCTACATCTCGAGAGAAGCCGACAATATGGATCCCGGAACGGTGGGACTGCTCGGAACCTTAGACAGTACTTCCGCGAGTGGCGACCTAGTGGTTACGCCGTTTAGTGCCGGTACCGGTTCATTCGAGATTGATTTCAATCCAGATGACGGTTCAACGCTTTCTGTACCAGTACCAACAACCGGTGAACGAACGGTTCATTTTCTCACGTACAACATTTTCTTGAACGGTGCGTTCAATACACCGTATTCCATCAACACGCTTCCAGGAAACGGTTTCCGAGTAGTGATCGATACCACTGATGCGGACCCGAGCGGTAATCGTACGTCAGCTAGTATTTCACATACCGACTCCGGGTTTGATCCGAACGTTACCCTTACGGTAGAAAGTACGCCGTATCCCGGTGGCCAACATTTCTACGACCAAGATTTCAATCGCCCGACGATCTTCAGTCTGGTGACGGAATTATTTACGCACCGAGTAAAGGTCGTGAATAATGCCGGTTCGGCGATCGATCCGTATCTCGTGTTTAATTGGCAGGCTAGAATTCTTCACGGTAAATTTGCATTGGACGGTTGGACCGGCCGACTCCCGACGGTGTCTACGGTCGGCCCACTCGCGGTTTCTGATCCTTCTCGATTTGATCCCGTAGGTAAGGTTGACGTCGGATCGCAAACCTTACCGTATCACAAGGTGGATGACCAACTCGTATTGGATGAAGATCCTGCGTGTCCGATACGCGCCAGTAGTGCGGACTGTCCGGATGGTGGAGGCGGTGGAGGCGGTGGCGGTGGGGATGCTGGTGGAGACGCCATCATTCCTTCGAACAACGGCTGCGAGACTATGGGTGATGACGCGTGTGGAACCGGATCCGGATTTGGTGTGGACGGTGCCGGAGCGACTGGCGGGAATGGTCCCACTACGTCAAACGGTTCGCTGTTGTTGACGGCGCCGATAACCATACCGATCCCAATGAATTCACCTATCAACTTTTGGGTGCAGCGAGATGACGTCGCCGCACAGGTTGCGGCAGCAGCGAGAGAAGGTGAAGGGGATGGCATCCATGAAGGTCCGGTGATCTCGGACGACAACATTCTGACCATACGACAAGCAGAGATTCGAGGGGACGGCGAGTTGGCATTGTTCAGTATGCCAATCCGTACGGCGAACTACTCGACACGTGATCCGAAAACGGCTAGTGGAAAGACGGTGTCTATCAATCTCACCAATCCGCCATTGGTTGGACTCTTCAAGATTCAAACCGTGGGCATCGATGAGATTCATATGGACATGGTGGAGAGTCTCCCGCCAGTGTATGCCGTATCGGCTTCCAGTGTGCGTTTTACTTTAGCGGACTTCCTTCGTAGACTGGCCAAACAATGACCGAGTTTATCGAGTTTGCTAAATCTATTTCATCCGTTGGTTTTCCCACACTGCTCATGTTCATTCTGTGGGGTAGCTACAAGGGTGTGTGGTGTTGGGGAAAGGATTTAGTCAAAGCCGAAGCTCGTGCCGACCGTTGGCAGGATATCGCCTTACAATCGATTGGCTTAGCTGAGAAGAGTGTTGTAATAGCAAAGCGAACGTGAGCGCGGATATGTGGAATAAACTAGTGCAACAATGGCGGCAAACGTTCGGGACCGTCCCTTCTGACGCGCCTCATCAAGACGTGGCGTGGTTAGAACGGGAAGAAGCACGACAGATGCAGGAAGTTCGTGAACGACTGGAACGTATCAGAGAACAACTCATCATCATAGACCAAACCAAGACGCATCGGTATTGACCATGACCAATCGATTCTTCTTTCGGATGTTTCTTTTCGTTAGTCTTACGGCATTGGCGGTGACCACATTGTATGATACTTATCCGGCGTGGATGACGGCGGCAACCTTCTATCGTATTTTCACATGGACTATTCTGTTGGCCTGTTTGCATCGGCTCAATAAACTCCTCCTCATCGGTCAGCAAGATCGTATCGCTCGTGAGATTTCCTTACTCGAACTCAAAACCGCAGCGGATACGTTAACGATACAGACGGCTGAGATTGCTGAGAACGTTAAAAAACGAGAGAGTATCGCAGCGGAAAAGGTTCGAGATCAGTTAATAACTATCGACCAGAAGGTCGATGAGAACACCAAAGAAACTCGGAAGGCTGCAGAGGCCAGTGCTGAAGCGGCATCCGTAGCGAACTCCGTGAATGAAAAGATTGCCAGTACCAACGCTCATCTCGTTGAGGTGCTCAAGGTGGCGACCAACGGCAAACAAAATCCGTGAACACCAATCAGATCATTGACGACCTGCTTACGCGCGAAGGAGAAGGTAAACCTCCGTATCTGAACACACATGATGCCGGGGGACGTACGTCGTGGGGGATCTCCGAACGTGCGCATCCGGAAGCCTGGCGACCCGGCCCACCGACACGGGAGCAGGCGGCAGCGATTTACCGTCGTGTCTATATCGCACCGTTCTTCGCACTCGCGAAGATCCCCAGTACCGATCGTTTGGTTACGGTATTGGTTGATGATGCCGTGATGTCAGGAGTCTCTTCAGCCGTCAAGCGATTGCAGTTCATTCTCGGTCTCGAGATGGACGGGATCATCGGACCAAAAACCATTCAAGCCTTGAAGTGGTTCGGCGCGAACGACATCATCGTGCAGCGGTACGTCGTCGAACGTGCGGTACGCATCTCGAGACTCGTACAGCAACGCCCATCTGATCTGCCGTTCCTGACGGGATGGATTACACGCATCCTGTCTTTTCTGCCAGAGGTAAAATAATGAAACGATTGCTTCTACTCGTACTCCTGCTCTGCGTCGTTCCTGGATGTAGCAATCAAGCACCACCCAATCTCACTCCTCAAGCCACTGCGGCCTTTTACAGTCATCGTGTCCAACGTGCATTGGATCTGATTCGTGACACTGTGCAAGACGGCTTCAACATGCAGCCACCGGTGTTCTCGCTCGCGACCGCGCGCAAGGTCACGATCTGGCACAAGGCGACGGTCACCTCCATTCACGCAACCCAGAATGGATGGCAAGCGGCGGTGGACACCGGCCTCGATGAACTCCTGCACGCGTTGCCGGAGACCGAGTCTCGTTTGTTGCATCCGTATGCGACGTTGGCCAAAGCGATTCTCAAGGAGGTGATTCCGTAATGATGTATACCCTGTGCT